TGATAAAAGCAAGAGAAATATTATTAAAAGATATTACATCTAGTGAAAGTATATCAAAAAAATATATAAACGCAGCAAATGATTTAGGAGTTGATGGTAAAAGCAACAAAGATTATCAAAAATTAGAAGCAAATATTAAAAGCTCAGAAAATGTTTTATCAACAATAAGTGGTTTTAAAGATCCTTCTAGTTTTCAATAGTTAAATAAAATAAATAAATAAATATATAATATGAAAACACCAAAAGAATTAAATAAGATTTACGACAGGTTTCCTAAAGACAAAATTGAATTGACAAAAATTGAATTAGGAGTTGCAGACGAAATTAATAAAGCTGTAGTCACAATAAAAAAAGAACTAGAAAAGGTTTCAGAAATTAATAAAGAAACTAAGGAAGTTAATAAAGTAAACAATGCCTTAGCAAAAGAAATTGATAAAAGAGATAAAATAACTAGCAAATTAGCTGAAGCATCTGAAAAATTAGAAAAAACTGCTAGAGATGTTGAATTTGCAGCAAATGATGTTTTAGGTGATGCATTTAAAGCAGCTAAAGATTTAGGCGTAGATGCTAAAGCTATAAAAGGATATAGTGAACTTGATAAATTATATAACAAAATACTTTCTGTAAAAATAGAAAATGTTATAAGTTATTTTTAATAAATTAAAATTCTAATATGGCAAGAAACGAAAACGACAAAACATTTATAGCTAGTAGAACGTCGCCTATAGGAGGTGAACGAGCTTGTCTATGTTGGGACACTAACACCTACTCAATAAGCTGCTGTGACGGCTCTATGAGGGCGCAAGGCATAGGCGTAATAACAAGAACTTAAACTGAAAATACAAAATTTAATAATTAATACGTTATATATACATATGAAATCAACTGCAATGATTAATCAAATCAAAACACTTCTAAACATCGAGGTTAAACTTGAAGAAATGAAGTTAGAAAACGGAACAGTAGTTTCGGCTGAATCCTTCGAAAAGGATAAAGAAATTTTTATTAAAACTGATGACGAGCTTGTAGCTATGCCAGTAGGTGAATATCTTTTAGAAGATGGACGTTTAGTAGTAGTAGAAACAGAAGGCTTAATAGCTGACGTTAGAGACGTGGCAGACGACGCTCCTGCAAAAGAATCTGAAGAAGGTGAAGAAATTACTGAAGACCTAGAAGAAAAAGACGAAAAGGAAGAAAAGAAAGAAATGGGTTACGCAACTAAAGAGGAATTATCTTCAGCAGTTAAAGAAATCAAAGCTAATATCGAAGAAATTAAAGAAATGATGATGCCTAAAGAAGAGGAAGAGTCAACTTTAAAATCAAGAACAGTTAAAGAAGAATTTTCTGAAGCTGCAACTAAGCCAATCAAACACAATCCTGAAACAAAATCTGATTCTAAGAAAGTAGAATTTGCAAAAGGAAAAATGGGCGCAACAGCTTTAGATAGAGTTTTATCAAGATTAAATAAATAATATAAATAAATAATATAAATATGGGAACTTTTAATTACACATCAAATGATGTAGAGTACAATCAAGTAGGTCAGTCTTACTACACAGTAACTGGAGACATTTCAGAAGGTGATATAGGAAACGACCACAACGTAGCAACAGACGGATTAACAATCGGTATTCCAAAAATTACAACTGGGAATATAGGAATGTCAGTATTTTTTAGAAATACAGGAGCTGATGGAAACAACAAATTAGTTGTATCACCAGACGATTCAAACAAAATTGTAGGTGGAATGACTCAAGCAGCAGCAGTTTTTCACGCATCAGGAGTATTAGGAAAAGACTTAATTAACACAAAGGCAACATCTAAATTAGGTGACTGGGTAGAATTAAGAGCAGTTAGTTTAACTGAATACTACATTGTAGGTGGACAAGGAATCTGGGCATCAGAAGCATAATATTAATATATAAAAAATAAAAATATGAGTAATCAAAGAAACGTAGCATTAGCTACAACGACTAACATAACTACTACTTACGCAGGTGAGTTTGCAGGTGAGTATATCGCAGCAGCTTTACTTTCAGCGTCTACAATTGACGACGGAGGTTTAACTGTAAAAGCTAATATCTCATTTAAAGAGGTGATTAAAAAATTAGCAACAGGAAATTTAGTGTCTCCTGCTAGTTGTGATTTCACTCCTAATAGTTCTGTAACATTAACTGAGAGAATAATTCAACCAGTTGAGCTTCAGGTAAATTTACAACTTTGTAAGTACGATTTTGTGAACGATTTTGAAAGCCAATCTATGGGATATGGATTAGGTCAATCTTTACCACCTAAATTTTCTGACTTTATGATTGCTCACGTAGCAGCAGAAGTAGCTCAGAATACTGAATTTAATATTTGGCAAGGTGATACAACAGCAGCAACTAACAATTCATTTGATGGATTCGAAAAGTTAATTGCAGCTTCAGCAGCAGCAGGAGATATTCCAGCAGCTCAACAAGTAGCAGCAGTTGGTGGTGGTGGCTTAAGTGCAGCTAATATTATCGCGGAACTATCTAAGGTAGTAGATGCAATACCTGCTTCACTTTACGGTAAAGAAGATTTATTCTTATATATTGGTTCAGCAGCAGCTAAATTCTACGTTCAGGCGTTAGGTGGCTTTGCGAGTCAAGGACTAGGAGCAAATGGTGTAAATGCACAGGGGACTCAATGGTGGAACAATGGATCACTAACAGTTAACGGTGTTAAAGTATTTGTTTGCCCAGGAATGGCAGTAAACAAAATGTATGCAGCACAAAGAAGTAATTTATATTTCGGCTGCGGCTTATTAAATGACACAAATGCAGTTAAAGTGCTGGATATGAGCGATTTAGATGCGTCAAATAATGTCAGAATGGTAATGAGATTTACAAGTGCTGTCCAGTTTGGAATAGCGTCTGATATTGTAGAATACGCTTAAATGCTTGATAATCAGTTAGTTAACTGGTTTAACTTAAATTAACCAACTAAGAGTATTAGGTTAATAGCTTAATACTCAAGGTTTTAAATATAAAAAATATGGCTTGTACAATAACAACAGGTAGAGAAGTTCCCTGTAAATCAGCTTTTGGAGGAATAAAGAAAGTATTTATGGCGGACTTTGGATCAATTTCGGCATTAGTAATAGATACAGATACAAAAGAGGTTACAGGATTTACTGGATCACCAACGTGGTTTCAATTTGATGTAAAATCAGCTTCTAGTTTAGAGACAACGGTAACGTCGTCAAGAGATAATGGAACAACTTTTTACACTCAAACTTTAACATTAGTAATGCCTTTCTTAGATGCTAAGACACAGGCAGTTTTACAGGTAATAGCTGTATCTCGTCCTTACCTTGTGGTAGAGGACTACTACGGTAATAGCTTTTTGTGCGGTTTCCAATCAGGATGCGAACTTACATCAGGTTCAATTTCGACTGGAGTTGCCGCAGGTGACCTCTCAGGATTTTCAATTACTATGGAGGCAATGGATGACAGAGCACCATACTTCTTGACTACAGCAGTAACATCGTCAGGAGCGCAAATCAATCCGACTCCTTAATAACAATAGTTTTTTAGTTAGAAAAAAAAGTCTTCATAATCGGAGGCTTTTTTTTTGTTTTATACAATTCTACAAATTAGTCAATTTTTTACGTTATATAAGTGTATGATAATTTTAACAACATCAGCGGCAGCTCAAACATTATCGGTAATACCTAGACAGTACGACGATAGTGCGTTTACAATGACCGTTAGAGACGATAGTACAAATATTACAGTAACATATCTAAATAAATCAGGAACGACTGTAGGTAACTATTTACGGTTTAATAATGTATTTAATCCTATTCTAGTAGAAGCTCATTTTTATGACTTATATTTATTTGTTGATTATAATTTTTGGAATACAAATAACAGTTTCTGGAACTTATACGATGTTCTATGGCAAATAGACTCTGATTTTAAAGAAGATATATTTAGAGACAGAATATTTTGTACCGATCAAGACATAGATCAATTAAATGATAATGACCATTACAAGCTAAACAAAGGGCAGTATTCTCATTATAATGGATTTAATAACACTTATACAGTAAGATGAGAAAAACAAGATTAAGAAACGACAAAGGACAATTTAAAAAGGCTTCAAAAGTCTCAGAATACGGATTTGTTAATTTAAGTAATTATACAAGTCCTGTAATCAAAGAAGTAAATGGCAAAGACTGGATTGAATATGGTGCTGATAACAACTACTTTCAAGTCCTCTTAGACAGGTATAACGGAAGTCCGACCAATAACGCAGCAATTAACGGTATCAGTCAAGCCATTTATGGAAAAGGTCTAAACGCATCAGACTCAAATTTAAAGCCGTTACAATACGCGCAAATGATTTCTTTATTTAAAAAAGAAACTGTTAGACGACTTTGTTACGATCTAAAATTAATGGGACAATGTGCGGTTCAAATTATATATTCAAAAGACAGAAAAAAAATAGCTCAGTTGGCTCATATGCCGATTGAAACATTAAGAGCTGAAAAGTGTGATGACAATGGTGACGTTTTAGCTTACTATTATTTTAAAGATTGGGCAAATATTAAAAGAAGTGATACGCCACTACGTATTCCTGCATTTGGAACATCAAACTCGGACATCGAGATTATGTATATAAAACCATATAAAGCAGGATTTTATTACTACTCACCAGTTGACTATCAAGGTGGACTACAATACGCAGAATTAGAGGAAGAAGTTTCTAACTATCACCTCAACAACATACTTAACGGTCTAGCACCCAGTATGTTAATAAATTTTAACAATGGTACACCTAACCAACAAGAACGTCAATTAATTGAAACAAAAATAGCTCAGAAGTTTTCAGGATCTAGCAACGCAGGTAAATTTATTCTAGCGTTTAACGACAATAAAGAAAGTCAAGCAGAGATTACACCTGTTCAACTTAGTGACGCACACAATCAATATCAATTTTTATCTGAGGAATCACAATCAAAGATTCAAGTTGCTCATAGGGTGGTATCACCGTTCTTGTTAGGTATTAGAACAAGTTCTGGATTTTCGTCAAATGCTGACGAGATAGAAACCGCTAGTCTATTAATGGACAATACCGTTATAAGACCGTTTCAGGAGCTTTTAATAGATTCCTTTGACCAAATACTAGCTTACAATGATATTGCCTTAAAACTATACTTTACGACCTTACAGCCGCTAGAGTTTACAGTTGTTGACAAAGCAATTCAAGGTGATCAAGATATTGAGGAAGAAACAGGGTACGAATTTGACAAGACAAATCTTGCAAAATATCCCTGGGACAAATGTATCGCAGATCAGACCGCAAAATATGGAGCTGAAGCTGCACCAAAAATATGTGGATATATTAAATCAAATATGTCAGCAGTAGATTTAAAAGAGATAGACGGAAAACAAGCCTATAAAACAAAAGAACAAGCGGAAGCAATAGCTGACCTTGCAGGATGTGGTGGATCTCACGAACACAAAGAAGAAGACGGTACTATATGGTATATGCCTTGCGAGAATCACGACGTGGCTAAAGATAAATTAGAAGAACTTACAGATCAGTTAATTTCGTACGGTGAAGATGAGGAATCTCTTTTAGAGAATTATGAATTGATAGACGTTTCTGAAGTTGATTATGAAAGTGAAGATCATTACGACGACGTAGTGACAGAATTAAATACGCCTAAACAATCAACGCTAAGTAAAATAGTAAATTTAGTTAGAACAGGACAATCTTTTCCAGACAGAAAATCAAAACAAGACGGAGTTACTAAACAAACAGGATTACAAAAATTTATGGTGAGGTATCAATACGCGCCTTTAACTAGTCCTGCTTTAGTAAATGGTAGAAAGTTTTGTAAGGCAATGGTAAGAGCAAAACGTATTTATCGAAAAGAAGATATTGAACGAATGTCTAATCAAGCAGTTAATCCTGGATTTGGTGAAAAAGGAGCTGCAACATATAGCATTTGGTTATATAAAGGCGGTGCAAGATGCAAACATAAATGGTTCAGAAAAACTTATATGTTAACTCTTGACGGAGACAAGTCTCTAGTAACCTCAACAAAAGCAAAATCTTTAGGATTTAAATTTCCAATAAACGATCAGCTTGTCCCAGTAGCTCCTGCTGATATGCAATACAAAGGATATACAAAAGTATATTGGGACAAAATGCAGAAAGCAAAAGCAGCAAGAGAGGCAGCAAAAAACAAATAAAATATGGCAACAGTACTTTTTATAAACCGAACTGAT